TTTTTTTAGTATATGTTTTTGAAGATGTACCACAGAATCGTCTAAAATATGACTTCCAATCATATGAAGATTCTGTTTCTTCAAACATATTATCAATCCAACTTTGTAATTCATCAGGTATGAATCCTCTACCTTGATTATTTTGTGAATTAACAATTTCTTTAATTTGATGTTCAATTTGCGCTTTAGCTAATTTGGCATCAGCTTCACCCATACCATCAAATTCTTTCCATGTTGGGTGTAAACCACCATCCATTCCTGTTAAACTATCCATTAATGCTTGTAATGATGGACTTGTACCTTTATCTAATGCTTGTTGTAACAATCCATAATACACTTTAGTACCAGCTTTCTCAGGTAGATTTAATTCGGGAAATGACGATAATAATATAATATCATCTGTTGGATAATACTCTGGTGTTAGATATTGATTAATTTCTAAATCCGCAGCTATATTATGTAATTCATGATTAGGAAACCACTCTCTATCTTCTAAGTGGTTAAAACATATATGAAGTAGCTCATGTTTTAATAGACCTATCTTCTTTTTGTCATTATCTAATGAGTTCCAAAATTCCTCATTGATAGCTAGTTGATAATTAATGTTATTTTTAGAAACTCCAGCAGTAGGTAAATCCTTTCTTACAACTTTATTAAGAGTTGACATGAATATACCGTAGAATGGTTCACTAAACATTAATTGTTTGCCTATTCTTGATAGGTCTTCTTGTAAATTCGCCATAAGTATTTATAATTATAGCTAAATATAACAAAAGGGTCCGGCAAAGCCAAACCCTTCATGTCAAATGTTATGTATAGTCTTTATAAGAGCGACTCAGCTACATATATTCCTTGCGCTCCACTTACTGTAATTCCACGAGCAGATAAAGCATCTCCTACAAAATGCACATTAGGATAATCAGTTAATGCTAAGTTTTTATAATCTACTAATGGTTCAGGACTTAAATACTTAACTTCAGGTATATACATTCCCCAATCATTACCAAACTTAAATATTTTATTCATTTGGTCAATAAAGTTAATAATGTAATCAGCATATTCACCCATTACTTCTTTAAATTGGTTTAGATTACCAACTTGAACTGTATTAATACTTTCACCTTCAGATGTTTGTGATGGTGTACGAGATGGACTATAATATAACCCAATATTTCTAAATTGTAATTTACTTACTACTTCTCTTGACCATTCAAATGGATTTTCAATACCTTTAATTTCCATTAATATACCAAAGTTAGTCATATCATTTCTAAATTCTTCACCTTTTTTAGCATGACCATTATAAGTAATATCACCATATGTTTCTTCTACCGCTACATAAGCTGCGTTATTGTTAGTACAAAATGAACGTAATGATACATTATTGAATTTTTGATATAGTTTAAAATCATAACTAACATCAATTAATTTTTGGAAGTATTTTTGTGGTGCTTCAAAACGAACTCCAATTTGTACTGATTTTGGTTCTGTTGGTAAGTTATATTCGTCTGCTAATTTTTTACCAAAGTCAATACCTGATTTACCTACTGCAAATATTAATTCATCATATGATATTACTTCTAAACTATCCTTAATATCAATATACTCAGTTTTAAAATCAATGGCTGATACTTCAGTATTCCATTTAAATTTTACACCTTTGTTAATTAAATATGAATACCATGTTTTAGCAATTTCATGTAGATAATTTGAACCAATATGCCATACTGGGAATAAACGTAATCCAAAATATGGTTTAATAAAATCAGGTTCTGCTTGTGGGTCAGAGCAAAATATTTCTTCTGGTTTAGGATGGAAACGTCTAAAGTTACTAATAACTTGATCCATTAATTCCATTGCTTTCTCTTCACCGCAGTACTTTGATAGTACACCTCCGATAGCAGTATGGTATGTTAATTTACCATCTGACCACCCACCAGCGCCTAACATACCAGTCATTACCTCTTCAGGTAAACGATTATGTGGATCATTTCCTTTGTCTATAATGGTGATTAATTCACCTGGGTAGCCGTTATCGACTAATTTAGTAGCTGCGTTTATACCCGCTACTCCCGCACCTATAATTACTATTTTCTTATTCATATAATATTAATATAATAAATTTATTTTAAAAGCCAAACTAAGGTGGCCCACCTTTTGGGTGGGCCACAGCTCCTTAGTATTTTTATTAAATCGACAGGCTATGAATCTGTCTATATGTTATTTATTTTTTGTAATTGTCATATATATACTGGCCTATCATTAATAAAGCAGCGGCTGCTAAACCTCCAAGGACAGCAGCTGTCATATGAGACGGAGAATATCCTAACATTTTCATTTCTGGGGTTATAATATCTCCAAGACTAGCTATATAACGAGCTAAAGCACCTCCTCCAAATAAACCACCTAAAAATAATGCTCCATAATTACCTTCTTCTTCACCTAATGTTTTTGCTTTTTTAGCAAAAGCTAAAGCTATTTTATAAACATCTTGAGGATTAACATCAATATCTCCTTCATTTAAAGAAATATTAAATTTAGCTAATATTTTATTTAATTCTTCTGTTGCTTTTGGGTCAGCAGCTATCTTATCAGCTATAGCTTTTAATTTAGGATTTGATTTTAATTGATCTATATTATTAGCAATATCTTTTGCTATTTTTTCTGGTGTTGGTGCTTCTTGTTGGTCTTCAGATTCTCCAATTAGTTCATCATCTGGAGATATTCCTAAAATTTTTCTGGATATACCATGGATTATTAATGATGCTACTAAACTAATAACTGGGCCTACGAATGCTCCGAAACTCCATGGACTCATATCTATTAAATAGTTAATAACAAATCCAAATGGAAGACCACCTAATGCTAATAGGTTTAGACCAGTTAAATTTTTAACTAATCTTACAACTTCGTATGCTATTTTGTCTACTGTTTCTTCAGCTCCTTCTTTTAAATCTTCAGGAGTTTTAGCATCTTTATCTAGGTTGATAGCATCTACTTTAGTCATTATATCTTCTAAAGAAGGAGCACCTTTAGCTTCAGCTAAATTAAATTTAGCTTTAAAGTTTTCTTTGTCTTTTTCAGACATTTTAGTCACAACAGAATTAATAAGTTTATCAAAAGCAGGTAAACTTGCTATCTTATCTTTAACTTTATTTAAAGCTCCAGATAATGATATTTCTTCTAATTGATTCTCAATTAATCTTTTTTTTTGATTGTATTGAGCTTCAGTAATTACACCTGCTAATTTTTGCATTTTAAGGAATGATTCATTTATTGCTTCTTCTTCCTCCATTGTGTAATCCATTTCAGGAACTATAGCATTATCCATACTATCCATTGCACTTCCTTCTTCAACTTCAGCTTCTTCAACTGGTTCGTCAGTTACTACTTCTTTACCTTTGTTTTTCTTAGCTTTAACCTTTTCTAATTTTTCTTTAGATTTTTCAAGAGTTTTTAAATGTTTTTTAAGTTCATTTAATTTAGTAGGATCTACTAATTCTTGCATTTCTTCAAGGCTTTCAGCCATTTCAATTTTTTTGTTTACTTTATCAATAGCTTCAGTGTAAGCATTTAATTTAGCTTCCATTGCTGCGTTTTCTGCAACATCTTCAATCTCTTTAAGATTGTTGCTAATTGATTCTCTTATGATTGAACGTAGTCTGTTAATTTCCATTTTGTTTTATTTTATTATAAATATGTGTGTTTTTATCAAATTTGTCCTTTAACTTTAGATGCTATTTGAGCTATTTCTATCGCTTTAACCCCACCTAAAGCACTTTCAATAGCTGTTAAGATAGGATGAGAACTACTTAATACAGTTTTTAAAGCGTTACCAGCTGCTATACTTAGAATTACACCATATAATATTTTAGCTAGTGATACTAATTTTTGTTCATCTATTTTATTATCAGGTAACATCCATAATTGTTTACCAAATTTAGTAAATTTAATAGCAGCTATTATAGCTTTTATATAAAATTTTTCCCATTTATGGCCAAATTTAATAATATTTTTGGCTACAGTATTTTCATCTTTACCAACAAATGGTCTAGTTATAATACTTATACCTTTTCCTAACCATTCTATTAATTTTGGAGCGGCTAATAATCCACTAATTACTAAACCTACAACTGATTCTTCAAGAGGTTGTTCTTCAATTTCATCTAAAGAACTTAAATCTTGTAAAGCGTTAACTCCTGATGATAATGCTTGATCTATTTCTTGCTCTTCAGATTCTACTATTAGAGTAGCATATTGGCTTTCAGTTATTAAACCAGCCGTTTTTTGCATTTTTAAAAATTCTTTGTTCATTTTATACAGTTTTTTTCTCTACAGATTTATTTAATTTGAAATTTCTAACACCTTTAATTGCTCTAATGTCAGTAAATAATTGTTGTAAATCTTCATCTTTAAATCCATTAGGATATGGATGTGGATCTACTTTCATTTTAATTATTGTATAGTAGTTAGGATTGCTAAATGCAGATGATTCACCTGATAAGTCATAATCTTTACTTGATACAATTGTTATACCAGGTAATGAGCGTATATCAGATAATATATCTTTTTGTGGACGATCTTCAGTGTTAGTTAATAATAATCCTTCAATATTGTATTGAGTAGATTCTTCTTTAATTATCTTTAAAGTTAACTTACCATTACCTTTAATAACACGATGCCATTCACCTTTAGGTATTGTAATAGGTTGATTCATAGAAATTGGTAGTTGATTTTCTAATTGTATTTTCCAATCAGTTTTACCTACAATTTCTACTATTCGGTTTTCATTATCACGATGCCATTTTAATTCAATAGGATCAATATTCTCATCAAACTCACGAATAATATGTTCATTAGTTACTTCTAAATCTTTATAAGGTTTAGTTTTAACTTTAGATTTAATTTCCTCTAGTTCTTCTGGTGTTGCTGCTCCCATTGCTATTCGTAATATGTCTTCTGTTTCACGTAAGTTACGAGCTGTTAAAGCATCTATAAAGTTACCTACTCTACCCATATTAAACGCGCTAGTAGCGGTTATAATAAAGTGTCTTGCCTCAGGTTGGAATGATGCTTGTCCTATCATAGTACCACTAGCTAAACGAATGATATACATTCTACTTTGACCAGCAGATATAATTCTAGTAACTCGTCCTCTGTCTCCTAATGCTCTATTACGACCTGCTACTCCATTGTCATTAGCTACTAATGTACCTGATAATATTCTACTTCTAAGTGGAGCTGGTAAGGCAGTAAATCCTTGTTCTAAACCTGCTCCAACAATTGCTTGTCGTACAGCATCATTTACTTGGCCAGTAGTTGTAGGTGGTGTAGCCGCTGCTGCGGTTGCTGTTCTAGGTGTTCTAGTACCTCTAACTGCTCCCGCAGGTGGTCTTGTTCCTAGTATTATAGCTACTTTAGCTGGGGTAAGATTAGCTCTAAGTAAATTACCTGTTTGTGGACTAAGTTTTCTACTCTCAGATGGATTATTTTGATTTATAATATACCATGTTCCTTCATATTGAGCAGGTTTGTATGTGTTATCAGCTGTTAAAGGAGGATTAGCTGCTAAGAATTTTGCTCCAGCGTAATATTGAGAACTAGCTAAAGGAAGGAGTTGAGTAGAATCATAAGCTAAATTTTGAGATCTTAAATAATTAAAATATTCAGACCATATTTCTTGATTTGCCATTTTTCCACTACCAAATCTTCCATCTTCTCTATAATTAAATGCTACAGAACTTCTATCTAAAGGATTATTTGTATTCCATAAATTAAGTTCATTCCCTGTACTACTAGGTATTATTATGAAATTATCATCTCCTTTTCTTACTATTCTTTTTTCTGATGGAGTTTGTTTCACTATTGAGGATATAGTTGACATAGGTATTGATGAAGGGATGCTATCAAATTTTGAAATCATCCTTATAATACCATCTTGAATACCACTACCTACTGTGTCTGATTTTAATATACTTTGAACAGAGTCATCTTCAAATGGTACTGGTGTATATTCTCCATTTTCAGGTTTATATGCTTTAAAAGTATTTGTATCTAACACTATCTCGCCTTCATCAGTATTAGCTGTTACGATAGCTGATTTAGAGTCTTCTTCTTTTGATTTTTCAATTACTTTATCAACAGTGTCTTTAGGTAAAAGATTATCTTTTGTTAACTTTAATAAAGCATCAAAAGGCATCTCATCAAATCTAGGTAAACTTTTTAATATACTACTTGTACGAGTGTTTATTTTAACATTAGGATATGTATCTTTCTCAGTAAATAAACCCATTGATACATCATCACCATTAAATTTTAATTTAATTATAGCCTTATCATCATTAGAAACATAGTATCTTTCACTATTAGGAACATCAAGTAATCCACCATTAACTACTGCTTTTTTAGCTGAAAAAGGAATACCACGTGATTTTAAAGTTTCTGTAGATACTTTTGTAAATCTTCGAGCGTTAGCTATGATTGATTTTTGATTTTGGTTAGAGAAAGAATCAAATTCTTGTAATAAAGTATTTAAATCTATCATCCCATAGTTTTTAGCTACTACTGTAGCCATATCTTGATTGTCTGGGAGAATAGTTTTTACAAACTTTTCATTAGATATATCAGAAAAAAGTGTTTTTCCTTTTCTAATAATAAGATATCGTTCTTTAAAATCTGGTGGTGCTACTTCCCATTCTTCAACAGTCATAGCTTGATTAGCATATTGACGAGTTGATAGCTCAACTTTACTAACAGGAATGTATCTAAATATTCTTTCTAAACCTTGAACTGATGGGAAATTTTGTTCAACAAATGACCATGGTTCCCATCTGTTCCATTCTGTTCCTCTACCACCAACATCATTGTTTGATCTATCTGATACTTTGTAAGTATTATCACTACCTACTACAACAACAAAGAAACTTTTTCTATCACTATTTGGTAAGTTAGTATCTTTTACTAAATAAAATGTTGGATTTTTTCTATTTGAATCATAGCGATAATTACCAAATGATCCTTTAGTGATACACCATTGCTCACCTCTACCAAACTTTAAACAGTTTTCTTCATTATGACCACTATAAATTATAAGACCATTTTCATTATAAACAACGTCTGGTATATTTGATACATCTTCATCATCATCTTCTTTACTTGAACCTTTATAAGCTGATACAAGTTTAATTAATGATTTTAATGGGTACTTAGCTAAATCTTTTTCAGTTACTTTAGGATTATTTTTTAATCGAGTATCAAAATAGTCAATATAGTCACTTAAATTTGTATCTGAGATTGTAATGTTAAAATCATCTGCTTCTTGCTTAAATTTATCCATTAACTGTTGCTTAACTCTTGGAGCTAATGCCTCAGATAAATTGTTTGACCAATTGTTAACTAAATGTTCTATTAATTTATGAATATTACTCATTACAAAATTTATTATAAATATGGGTTATTTATTTATTATTCTATTAACATCATAATAAAATGCATCCCCATCTTCAGTTACCCATCTATCAGATTGATTTTCAACTGATGGTAGTTCAGTATCTACTTTAAATTGTTTTAAATCTTCTGGGAGAGATTTAGTTACCCAATTTGAGTCTTTCCAAAATATTCTATTATTAGGTTGACAAAGTAAATATCCATCATCTGCTTTAAATATATGACCACATTTATAATCTGAAGGTTCATCACTATATGGGTTGTTATACCAATCTATAGTAAATAAATATGTACCCCAAATTTTAGAACCATCTTTTAATACAACTTGTGCTTTATGATATGCTAAGAAGTCATAAGCTATAACAGCTACATTTTCTGAGAAACAATCCCATAATTGTTTATAATGGAATGGGATATCATTTTTTGGTACTTTGGTGTATATTTCTGATATTGGTACTCTATTACGGACCATTCCATCATCAGTCATAACATGGAATGTTAATATTTTCCCAGATATAGATTGGGCCCCAAAAACATATACGTTTAAAAAAATCTCAGTGTCTTTTGAATTTTTTGTAAAATATGATTTACGTACTAAAGCTTTAAAACTAGGGATATCAATATTTAACATATTATTTTTTTATAGATTTAGTTTTCTTTTTAGATGCTTCTTTTTTAGTTGTGATGTATTCTAAAGCATTTTTTAAACGTTTTTTTACTTCAGGATCTTTAGCTCTACCATAAGCCGCTCTAACACGTTGGTGAATTAAATTAATAATTTGGGATTTACGAGCGTGTGGTTTTGACTTAAATGATGTTTTAGATAAAGTATCTTTAATATCTTGAACAGTTTTAAATTTAATACGTACTGTGTCCGTTGGATCTTCATCTGTGTATAAACGACGACCTGAACCTTTAGGTTTTTTACCAGTACCTACTTTAGGATCACCTTCTAATAGGATTTTATTTAGTATATCTACTAATTTAATCATTTTGTTTTACCCCAAGTTTTACCTTTGCCTTTCTTTTTACATCCAGCTGGTGTAGGACGACATGATGGGTATTTAGCCCGTTTTTCGCCTTCTTTTCTACCACAAGATTTATATCCACCTTTTCCATCAGGTGCATTACAATCTACCCATCCACCTTCTTTACCTTTAGCACCTCTACGTTTAAACCATTTATAAAGTGATTCGTCTTCATTTAATATTTTTTGAATTACTTCTTTTAATCTAGCATATCCTGATCCATAAGGAGCTGCTTTACCAGATTGTGGATCATCTGTTTCTTTTAAGTCTTTCCAAATTTTACCTTTACGACATCTAACAATAGCACCTGACTTATAAGCAGATGGTTTATCATAGCGACGATCAGCAATACGTTTGCAGCGATCTGCTTTTTTCTTTTCTTCTAAAAGAATTTGTTCTATTAATTGTGTAATATTCATATCACCAGAATCCTGAAAATGTTGTTTTAAATCCTAATAACTTTGCGTAACGAGGAAGACGACATGACCAGTAACTAGCTTTTGTTCTATCTTTCTTTTGTGGGCAGTTATGACGTTTAGAAAATGCTGAGCGTGCCTTAGAGTTATTTAATTTAGCACGTAGTCCACCACCTGCCATACCAAATGATACTTTTTTAATACGTTTGGTTTTAGGATCTTTAACATAAACATAGAATTTTTTAGAACCACCACGTTTTGGTTTACCTAACGCTGGTTGTTTCTTTTCTTCTTCTAATTCTACTTCTGTTAATATTTCTAATTCCATCATTGGTAAGTCTAAAGGTACTATTTCACCTTCAAACATCCCAAAACGACCTAAATCTGTATTTTCAAATAATTTTTTATCTTCAGCTTGAAGTTCAATAATACCTTGTTTCCATAGTATACGAGCTTCATGAATTAACTCTATATGTGATTTAGAACCAGGACGAAATATATTTTCATGGATTTGGATTTTATTAGAGATATGGTATCTCATTTCCTCAGATATAGGAGAATTATATTGTTTAGATTCATTTAATGTTGGAGCAACATTAGGTTGTTCTAGTAAAGCTGATTTTATTGCTTCTATTATTAGTTGTTTCATGTTGTTCTTATTTTTAAACTTAGTGGTAATATTCCTTTACCTTGAGTATCTCGTATTTCAATAAGATAATTTACTGGGCCTAATACTGGGCTGTCTGCTATTAGTTTTACTGTTAATGTTTTTGTCTCTTTATTAGGATACTTAACACTAACATTTTTTATATCACCAACAAATTTATAGACATCATCTTCTGTTCTATTATCATAAACAAATAATCCTTTATCTTTTTCACGAACATACCAGTATCCATAATCATATCCTGATGCTATGAATTTTTTAAGATCTTCAGAATTAGTTACACTTATATTTTCATATGTGTTAGACATATCACCTTGTTTAGTAGCATATTCATTTAATCCTTGGGCTACCTTTTCAGGATCAATATTAAGTGTTTCAAATAATTGAGCTATAACAGGTTTAATATTAAATTTACTAGGATCATAAACTACTTTACCATCTTCAAAGACAATAAATGGAATGATTCCTCCATTATAAAATCCACTACCTGCTATATTTTTAATAGATAGATAAGTGTCAGGTAAAATTGTTATATCTGATATTGTTTCTCCTTTATTTTCAGGACCATTAAAATCAATAGGACGTTTAGTACCTTTATTTCCAGTTTGTATTACTTGTTCTGGGGTGATATCTTCAGGATCAATGCCTATTTTATTGTATAATTCTCTTAAATCAGGGTCAGTTATATCTTCTAATGAAGTACCAGCTGATGATTTAATTTTATCATAGAAGTTGCTTTCATATTTTTCACCTAAATTAGCCCCACCAGATAATATTATTTTAACAGGACCTTCAGAAGTAGTGAATAAATACATATTATATTTAGAACTTGGATTTTCTCCTTCTTTAGGTTTAAGTATAGTTACTTGAGGATTATTAAAAGTATTTTTAATAATTTCTAAGAATTGATCTGGAGATATTTTGTCCATATTTCCTAAACGAGACCAATCTGTTTGAGGTTTAAAATTATATTTTTTACCTAATTCTGAATTAAGAATAGTTTGAATTGCTTTAACTGTATTTTGTTTCATACTACCTTCATTTAAACTTACACTTTGCCCTAATACTTCACTTATTAAAGATTCAAGTAATGAAATATCAGTAGGGTTACTCATATCTGGGTAACCCTTAGGGAATTTGTAAGAAACGCTATGTAGGAATTTATCAAATATATTCATATTGATAAATATTTAATGAACTAATAAATAAACTAAAGGTGCTATAATTATTACTGCTACTCCACCTGTTATAAATGTTGATTTAACCCATTTGTTTTTAATATTAACAGCTTTATCTAATTTAATTTTTGTATTCTCATGAGCAGTATATTCATCATTATATTTCTTTTGGAAGTCTTTAGATACAGTTAATAAACTTTTATACTCTTTATTTAAATAAGTATATGCTTCTCTTTCTCTATCAATTTGTAAATCAGCATCATTAGCATATCTTTTCCATTTTTCAATTTCAAGTTTACAACCCTCAAGTTGTTTAAATTTTACTAATAACTCAATTTCTTGTTTATTAGTAAAAAATATACCAGTATCACCGCTAAAGACAATACGTTTAGGGGTTAAGTGTTGACCACATGCTATCACGTTGGTCAATAGTAAAATTATGGATATTAGAAATGTCTTTAGCATTTTTTATTTGGATATATTGGATTTCTGTTTTAACATTTAATTGAGCACTATCATAATCTTGTTTTAGTTTAATATATGATTTATTCAATGAATCTACAATATGACTTAAACTATCTATACGATTATCAACTGGAGGTGTTACTGGTCTTGGGTCTGGTTTAAGACTTTTTATAATTAATAATGACACTAATAATATTACTAATACCCAAGGTAATACAGGATGATTAAGGAACTTATTTAATTTTTTCATTATTATGCTGGTAATGTTTCTTCAGGTGTTTCTTCAGTTGGTGGTGTTTCTTCAGTTGGTGTTTCTGGGGTTGTTTCATCTGCTGGTATTTCTCCTCCTGTTGGTACTTCACCTACTGGTGAGTCTTTATCTGGTTCTGCTCCTCCACCATAGCGTAATATACGAGCTATAGCTGCTGCAGCACGTTGTTCTTCATTTAAACTAGCTAAATAGAATTTTTTACCTTCAACTTGAGCAATCCAAGAACGTTCAGTGTATATTAGATAGAAATGTTGATCATTAGCTAATATAATTTTAAATGTAGTAGGACGAGGAGCTACCCACCATATATCAGATATAAAATCTCCATATTGGTCTGTAAGTAAATCTATTATAACTTCTTTTAGTTTAGGAAATTTAGCTAATACAGGAAATAATTCTTCCTCAAAGTTAACATCATCTGGTGTAACACCAAATGTATCTTCTTGTGCTTCTATTGATGTTTCACCTGCTGTTTTAGCAGCATAAACACGTTTAGCTATAGCTTGTATTTTATCTACTAGTTCCTTTTTACTTGCCATTTTATTTATCTAAAGTGTATTCTGTTCTTTCGTCTATTTCTGGCTTGTTAGCTGCTTGAAATCCTAAATATTGGCTAACTGATGCTATATAGTCAGCTGCTTTAGTGATCTTACTTTGTACCCATGCTTCTAATTGAGTATCGTCATCTAACATTTGCATTAACTCTTGAGAGTTTTTAACTAAGCGATATAATTCAGATTTAGCCATTTCTCCTTCATAATCAACTTCTTCTTTAAGATCTACCCCACGTCCTTTTAATATATCAGCTTTAGTTACTTTACCATCACCTGTTAAGTCAGGAAATTCTTTACTTTTTTTCTCACTTACTGGAGGTGTAGATAATGCTTTTTTAATTACTTCTTTTAATTTAGTATCACTCATAGTCTGTACTTGTTTTTTAGCTGTGTTGATTGCGCGACCCCACAATATATTTTCTGCGCTATTACCATGTTTAGCAACAGCATTCATTATTGCTTTATCATCAGCTTTCATAGCTGAGTATACATCTTTTGCTCTGTCTAAGACTGCGTCTGATAATCCCTCATTAATAGGTTCAGAAGCATATAGAGCTCTCATATAAGCCTTAGCTTTTTTAACAGATGAAGAACATCCTTTCTTCTTACCTGTCTCTTTATTATAAACACATTTGCCTTTTAATTTGTATGGCATATCTATTTATTTTAAAGTTAAGGGGAGCATTGCTCCCCTATAACTCAAATTTACAATTCTTATTTCGCTTTGTCTTCAGCAGTAGAAGCTTTACGGTATTCCGCAATTACCTTCTTAATCTCACCTGCTGTTTTGCGAGCACGTCCATGTGCTGCTTTTGCTGGTTTTGAGTGTTCTGCTACTAATAACTCGAATAACTCTTGCATTCTTTCTAATAACTCTTGACTGTTCATAGATTTTATTTGTTTGGTTTATATTATGCTTGATCTTTAGTGATTTGTGTTTTCAAAAAGAATAAAGCGGTGTTTCCAATTTGACGTACTAATTTATCTTTATTTTCTCCGTCTGGTAGTTGCTTAGCAGCGTCTAATGCTGTTTGTAAGCCTTGGCCAACTTGTTTTTCAATTGAATCACCACCCATATCTGCTCCCATATTCATGTCTATATTTGGGTCAGTAGATAAGTCATCTATAGGTGCTTCTTCAGCGGGTGCTACTTCAGCGTCAACATCAACATCAACATCTAGAGGAGGTAATTCGTCTTTTTTCTTTTTCTTTTCAAATAAAGCAACTTCCTCTTTGATGATTTGTTGTATTAATGATTTTAATTTAGTACTCATTGTATTTTATTATAAATATGTTATTTTTTAATGGTTTTGCACTCATAACATTTCTTTTTAGATAATGCTTCTTTAGCGATGCCTTTAATCTTATCTTGAAGATTTTGAGGGAGTTTAGCTATTTCAGCTTCTTTTTCTTTATCTTCAGCATTCCATTTATCTAAAAGATCTTTAAACATGCCTTGTGTTCCAGCATATTTGTCTTCAGTTAATTTATATTTAAAAGCCATTATCGTAAGTTTTGTAATTTGTAGATAGTTGATTTAATTAAATCTGTAATTCCATCTAGTAAATTTTGTATGTTAGTGTCCTCAGTTGATTGGTATACTTCATAAACTGCTTTACATAATGCGTCTAAGTACGCTACTACTTGTTGAGTATTATTATACTCCATTAGATTAAAATTAGAGTAACCTTTTACAATACCGTATTTACCTTGGTATGCTTCTACAATACCATCAATTAATGGTACAATTCCATCATAGTAAACATTTAAAGCCATATGCTCAGCATATGACTGTGTTTGTAAATGGAATATGTGAGCTTGGGTACGAGAATGGAATAAATATGATATTAGTTTTACAAAATCCATGTTTAATTTTATATATAAATATCGGCTATTTTTTCAAGCTCTCAAGATACTTAATGGTTTCTTCTTTACTTTCAAGAAGTTTTTGTTTAGCATTACCAGACCAACGTTCCATATCACCTGCTTCAGTTATAAATGACTCATTTTTAGTATTCATTTCTTCATCAACCCAAATATTAAATTCATTTATAAGTCCATCAATATCTGAGTTGATTATGAGTTTTTCGTACTCTACCCATAAGCCTTTCTTTTTAAGATCAGTTTCAAATTCAATTTGACAATTAAAACATCTTTTATACTGTATAAAAAACTGCTTATCATACCTATGTTTCATCATTCCATTACAACATGGGCAAAATAATGGTAAGTGAAGAGACTCTTTAGCTTTGTCTAATTTAGTGATATTTTGTTTAATACCATTTTTAATAGTCCAAGTACGATCATCTTCTTCCCATACATCTCCTTCTTCATGATGTTCATATTGTTTAGTATAACCAGTACCTACAGTAGCTTTTTCACCATATTTACCTTGCATAAGGTTACGAAGACGTTGTACATCTTTCTCCTTAAATTCTTTTTTCAAAACATTTTCAGCCATAATATTACTTTGATGGAACCTTTTCTATATTACATTTTATTTTAGCACTATCTAAAATTACTTTTAAATCATTTTCCATTTGAACTAAAGTAAGTGTATTTTTAGATTGAGGGAATCTTAAAGACTCACCTTCAACTTCAAAGTTAAATTTATTAGGATTTGCTAACTTTTCTTTAAATTTATTTATTTCAGCAGCCGTTTTAGTGGGAAATGCTTCTCCTCTTTGTTTTTCTAATGATTTTCTTTTGGCTGGATTTTGTGGGCCAAAGTAATCTTCTAAAGCTGATTTAGAAATCTTAGCAAATAGTTTTTCATAATTCTTAGGATTCTTAATTGCTTCTTTTACTTTTTCAATAGTTGAACCAATTGGGGTTAACAATAAATCATTTGTTTGTTTATTGATTGAAAATGTTGCTTCATCTCCCTCATTTTCTAATAGTTTTACTAAACTGTATTTCATAATCCTAGTTCTTTTAATTGTTTAATTGTATCTGCTGTAGATGTATGTAATATTCCTATTCCACCTTTATCTCTCCATTGTTGTATATTTTTTTCCATATCATCAATAAGTATTTTATTTTCCCCTGAGTATTTTTGTTTGAATCTTGCTGGTGTTAAAATCATTTTAGCATCAGGTAAGTTATTTTTCTTCCATACTCGTTTACCTATTTTAGATGATTCTTCTTGTGAAGGTGCTGATAGTAATGTTGGATTAAATGGTTTAATATAATTCCATAATGTTTGTCCATCAGGTAACCATTTTAATTTGATCCAAAATGAAGCTCCCATTTTATGTATTGGTTCCCAAAACTCAGGACCTTCACCTGCGGCAGACATTGGTTTGCCTGTTGCTTCTTCATAACCTTTTTCAAAATCAACTAATACCCCATCTAAATCACAATAGATAGTATATTTGTTGTTTTCAACTTCTTCTAATAACTCTTTTAATTTAATCATTTTTCTTTATTGAATTTTCCCAACCTCTAAATAATAAACCATTACCATACTCATATGCTTCACGTTCTAATTCTTTTAGATAATCGTCTTCATTTATATTTTGACCTTGTATATCATTTAATTTTCCTTCTAAATTTTGTTTATGATGTACCATTTCATGTGCAAAAGAGCGCAATACATCTTTAGGATGACGTTTTAGTGTGTATAACGTGATTGATTTATCATTTGGGTTATAATACGCTGTTTTACCAAAGAAATCATCAGCATTCTTAACATCATCTTCAACAAAATTAACATCTGGTAATGGTTCAATATTAATATGATCCATCATGTAACTTGTTAGTGATACTAATTTTTTTATAAAGTCAGTATTATTTTCTAAACCTTTTTTACTAATATTGGATATTATTATTTTGTCTTTATCTTTGTCAACTTTAAAATCTGATGGTGATAAATTCTTATAATAATCTTTATAGTAATCTACTCTAGTAGGTTCTGATGATATGTTTAAATCTAATTGTTTGTCTTGGATTGGTTCAAAGAAATTATTTGTTTCTTTAGGAGTATTATCATGTCCACATTTATGACATATGAATAAATCATCACCACCATCTTTTATCTTCCAAGTCCAACCACAATCATCACAAACTATACTGTCATCTTGAATCTGTTCAAATGTTAATTTAGTACTTGTAGTTTGAAAATTAGGTTTACGCATTATAGTTTTAGCTACCGCTACTACTTTATCACGTAATTGACTTTTTTTAATATCTTTAGTTAATGGGATATTAATATCAGTATCTGAGTCTGTTGCTACTACTTCTCCTTGGTCTAATAAATTAGCTAACTCATCTTTTTCATCTGATAGTTTATCAAAGAAATCATATAGCTCGTCTGTTTTAATTCCAGGACGATTACGTTTATCATTAACTCTATCAATAAAATGAGGTGGTATGTCAATATCAATTGGATTTAAAACACTATCAGCATAGTCATCAATATCATCAATCTCAGGTTCAGGTACAACCTCATTAACCCAAGTTGTTATTTCTTCACTTTCAGACATTGGATTAAGTATACTATATACTTCTTCTCTTTCACTATCTGATAACTCAATTGGTAAGTAGTTAAATAATGATTCTTTATCTGTTAGTACCTGTCTAGCTTTAGTACCACTAACATCATTAGCAGTGACAATATTAATTGCTTCTAAATTATCACGAGTATCTACCGCTTTAGAGCGTTTATAAAAATCTTCAAAATCTTGGTTATTACCTTGTCTAGATCCTAAAAACCATTTAATATCCTCAAATGGATGCTCTTTAGCATATCTATAAATTGAAGATACTGGGTTAGGTGAAGGTATAATTTCAACATTATCTGGTAGATACTTTTTATAGATGTTCCATATAGCTAATGATTGATCTTGAGTAATATCTGATCTTCCTCCTCCTGTTCCAACAAATATAATAAATTTGTTTGGGTTATATTTTTCTATAGCTTTTTTAACTACTTCAAGATGACCCTTAGTTGGTGGTTGAAACCCACCTCCAAATAAACCTACAGTTAATCCTTCACCTAAAGAATCAACCTCAGTTAAAAATGGTAATATAAGTGATTTAACTAATGAGCTCATTTAATAAAATTATTAACAACAGTAGGTAATTGTTTACTATCTATGGGATTCAATTTAGATTGAATATCCCCGTAAGTATTAGCTATTTTATCAATGTTTTGATAAAGTTGTTGTTTTGTTTTTTCTCTTGATTTTTCTCGTTTAGCTTTTTCTTCAGGTGATAACTCAGTATCATCTTTTCTGAATGATGAAGTAAATTGACCTGTAGATAATAAACTGTCAAAATATTCTTTTAGAGTACCGTCTTTATATGCTTTTTCAAAGTTAGCAATTTCTGCTTCTTCTTCTGGGCCTGATGGTGTATTTACTAAAATAAAATTGTCTCCAAATATATTTTTATATTCATCTAATAAATTATAAACATTAGCCCAAGTACCTAAAACACCAGCAGCTGGTACTTTACGTTCACGCTTATAGTTTCTTAAAAATGATACTATAGGATGAGCATAAACCATCAACATCATAACATCATATCCACCTTCATTTAACATATCTAATGTTGGTTGAAGTGTAGATAGATTGGATGCTGTGGTATCGTAAATTAAATTACGTTTAGCTGCTATAGCGTTAGGTAAATCTTGTTTTCTTATTTGAGATGAGGCAGCAGATAAATTACCAAACATTGGTGAGTCTTTATCTTCTACATATTTGTCTGCATTTAAGTTTTCAAATCCTTTTAATTGAGAATCAATTGTTTTTAGGATTGTTGATTTACCTACTGATGCTCCTCCAGCCATTATTATGGCTTTTGGTTTATTTTGTACTTCTTTTAGTAAGTCAGTTAGTTTTATCATCTTGCTAAATATAATAAAAAAATTTGGCGAAGCCAAACATTTTATCATAAATATTACAAGTCTTCTCGTTTTGCGGTAGTTCTAAACGACTCAAACACGGGTGCGGACTTAGGATTTTCAAGATCAAATAACTTACGTACTGTTTTGAATATTTCTAAATTTTCTTCAAATGTACGTTCTGATTCAGCTATTTCCCATCCTTTACCTTGCATTTTATCTTTACTAGCCTTACGTTTAGATGATTTTAACCATAATACAGCAGCATGATCAGCTTCTAAACCATAACATTCTTTGTAACATTGTTTGTAAACAGCTGTTTGTAATTCATATACTGTTTGTAGATGGTTAGATGTTTTAAAGTCAATGATCCATAACTTACCATCAATTTCACAAACTAAATCACATGTACCAGCTACTTTTAATTCATCTGAGAATAAATGTACTTCTGTCTCTATTAGTTTAGGGTTATATGTCTCCCAAAAATCTACAAAACGTAAGAACATAATCCAAACATTTGGATCATATTGTGGTACACCATATGGACTTAAAAATTTTAATTCTTCACCATTTAAGTATTCTTCAATCATTTCATGAGTTTGAGTACCATCTTCAGCTGCTTTTTTAACTATATATTCTGATGCATAGCCTACTTTCTTTAACCAATCTTCAAAATGTTTACCTTTAGGATAAGTACCTAACACATAAGTAACAGATGGGTAATAATCACTATTTCTTCTATAATATCTAGAATCTGGTAGTGTTATTTGTTTATGATCTTCAGAAATTTCTAATATACGCTTATACGAGTGCTTTATTTTGCTCATACTAATTGGAGTTTTTTCTCAAATAAACTTGAGAATGTTAATGGAACAGTATGTTGGATAAGATTTGTAAAATTTTCAAATCCCATTTCACCAGGATCTTTATCTTGCATATCTACCAAATATACCTCTTTACCTTCATTGATTAGCTCCTCACAGAATGATAGAGCTTGTTTAATAGCATCTTTATCTAATGCTATATATATTTTTTGTACTTTAGAAGTAACTAATTTTTTTCTTAAATTTTGTTGAATATTTTTACCTAACAGTGGGATAACATTGCGTTTAATAGCTAGCGCATCAAATGGTCCCTCACATAATATAATTGGTATATTCCAGTTAATAAACAACTCAAACGGTATTATATCACGAGATACATCTGGGTTTTTATATTTTATAGATGAGTTTTTATCAAAACTTCTAGCAGTAAAATAATTTAAGATTCCATCTTTATCATATGATGGTATTACAATACAGTTGTTATACTTGCCAGATTCACAATAACCTATATTGTATTTAATAATATCGTTAGATGTAACTTGTCTGCGTTTTAAATAGCTGAAAGCGTGCTTATATGCGATACTATTATATTGGTTTGATAGTGGTTTGAATTCTTTAGGTAATTCTACTTTTTTATCAACTACTACTGTTTCTGCACCTGATGTGTATTTTACTAATGATTTTAACTCATTTATTTTTTCAGCAGTAGCCTCTATTAATTTAAATAGTTTAACTAAACTTTTACCTCTTTTATCACAAACCCAACAATGCCATGGATGTTCACCTTTTTCATTTTCAGATAGATTAACTTCAAGTTTAGGTTTATGATGATTACAGAATGGGCAATGATAAGCAAAATTACCTTTAGAGGTAGACTTACCAGTACCTAAAACAGAATTTATTGTTGCTACTAAAGCTTGATTTACCATACTTACAATATATCAATAGAACTTGGAGTTGCCAAGTCTTTTCTATAATATCTTGCTTGTATGTTATCGTTATAGCTATTTGTTTCTAAGACATCTGTTTTAAATTGATATTTAGCCTCAAGATATGACAGGTGTTTTGATGACCATGCTAGGTCTAATATTTCTTTATAGAATTTATCTTCACCTAAACGTTTTACGTCTTCTAATAATGGTTTACAACTACCCCAATATGTTTGCCAATCTGACTCAGCATATGAGACTTCTTTAGTTTTTTTACGACCAGGACCAGTTTGTTCAGCTATGGCTTTCTTGCCTAGTTTTTTAGTTTTCTTATGTTGTAGAAATTTTTTACCAATATATATTCTACCATCAACTGTATTAGAGATAAGGTAAACAAATCCAAATGGAGTATGTTCACCAAAATCTTCTATACTTTCAACTTTTTTACCTTTATATAACCAATTTACCATAATCTTATTTATCTATATTAACTAATATTGTTGTGTCAGTTGTTTGACTTGTTGGAAGAGGTTGACCTAATTTAGCCACCATCATTAATTCTTGAGCTTCATTATAAAAACCTACTGTTGTAACATATGGACTAAAATATGAACTTGTTACAAAATTATAAACTGTACCTTCTGTAGAGCCTGATATTAAACTTGGATTTAGGCTAAAGTTAAATTCATCAGGTCTAATAGTACATTTGTATTGTGTTTCATATATTGTTCTTGAACTTTGGAAACTGCAAGTCACATCATTAGATGATGTAAAACTAGAGAATATACCATCAGTAATTACTATTGTACCATGTGAATAATTTATTACTCCAACATAGTCTGATGAACCGCTTTTGTATATTAATCCTTCACCATTGTCTTTAATTTTAAGAGGGGGTATTGAAGACTTATACATTCGCATTTTTATGTTTAAATTTACACTAGCGGATGAAGGATCGGAAATATTCCAAATAGGAAAAAGACTAATAATTTGACTATTTCCAACATATGTTTCATCTAAACTAATTATAAACTCATAATTACTTGGGAAAGATGAAAATGTGTGGGTACTAATACTATCAGTGTAGTTAGAACCAGTACAAACTGCTATAGTAATATCTGTAGTAGATACTGAATTTGATGCTGTAACTTCAATATATAAATCAATAGGAAAAGATATATTATTTAATAATATTAATTGTCCACCATTAAACCATCCTAAAGAATCTGTATTTTCAGACCAGGTAATATATGGGTTAGAATCTATAATTGATGTTATATTATTATCATCTTTTATAAGAGAGGCAGTTAATGAAGCTGATAGGAAGACATCTGGGAGGTATGAAAATTGTTGAGTTGAAAAATCTAAACTGTTTGGGTTAATATAATCCCCAAATAAATTTTTAGATATAGATATTACTCCTATTTGAGCATTTGATTCTGTTGGAAAATATCTTTCAAAACCATAATTTGAAGTGTATCCTAATGAATTAGTTTGGAATAAAGTTGTAGATTCATAATTATAAAATCTACTATAAACATCAGTTTGAGTAGTATCTTCAATTACATTACCATTAAAATCAATAATATAAGGTGAACCACTAATTGGGTTAGGAATATAATTAGTATAATATAATTGCTTTACAGAATTATATAATTGTGATGAAGAAATAGAACTTGTTATTTGGGTAGATGCTTGTAAAGAAGATGAGGGGTTAATGTTAACCCCTAATAATCTATCAATATTATTTATAAAAGATGCACTCCCTTCAAAAGAAAAACTTTTGTTAACAACTAACGGAGATACAATGACATCCGTACTTAGAAATTGTTTGAAAGCACTCATTCATTAAAAGTCTAATTTAACACGTACTAATGCCTCTTTTGTAAAGTCTTTCTTAAGTGGTTTAGATAATTTAGCTACTGCTAATAGTTCGTTTGAATCATTATATAAACCTACAGTTGTAATATAAGTAGTTGGACTATTAATGAATAAATCATATAATACTGCTCCTGTGCTACCTGAAATAAAACTTGGGTTTTCAGTGTAATTAAATTCAGCGTTTCTTGCTCTACAAAATACAAAATCAGAAGTAATTGTTTCATTACTATTTAATGAGAAACTACTTGTTATAGATCCTGTAGTTAATCCTATTCTACCAGATGATGTTGAAAATAAACGGGTTGGATTATTTGTATTAGTATTTGATGTTCTTAGAGTATTTAAAGCAATACCTCCATTAGCAAATGATAAATCTAATGCTGGGGCATTTAGTATAATAGTTCCAATGTCTGGGAGGAATAAACCATATGACCCAGATATAGTCATACCAGCACTAATAGCTCCAGGAGCACTATTTGCTGTTGTTATTGCTGCTCCATCACTTCCTGATACAATTTGGAATACTCGCCCTGCATCACAGTATGTAACTGTGGTTGTGTCTAAACTATTATCTGTTAAAGTAATATTTCTAGAAGCAGAATATAATGTTAAATTTAATGAACCTGGGAATAATGATTCTTTAAATCTTGCTCTATCAATAGTAATAGAATAAAAATCTTGTTGGGCTGGGGTAACTGTTGAAAATGAAAAATTAGTATTTTCATCCCCATAAATTAAATTACGGAATTGACCATATACTGTTCTTGAAGGAGATAACCCATCTATACCAGCGTTATATAATAATGAGCCTGATCCATTTATGTTACCATAAGCTATGTTAAATTGGATTTCAGCTGAGGTATCTGTAGAAGGATTAGCATTATACACATTTAAGTAATAATTACCTGATGTCCCTGCTATTTGTACAGATGATGTATATAGTGCGGTTATTGGAGAAACATAATTAGTCCAACATGGAGCTGTTACACTATCGGCACTAACTAAGAAGTCTTGAGGGTCTAATGATTTATATGACATTTTTTATAATATTTTTATTAGCTAACTTTTGTTATAGTGATTGGAATAGTTACTCTTGCTCCGCTATCTCTACCTGTTACTATTAATACAGTTTGTAATTGTGTTTGGTTACCAAACAATGTATTAATAGTAGTACCAGCCATGTTTAATGTAGTACCAATTACTGTTTTAGATACATTAGTTCCTAAGGTAGTTGTTGAATTTAGTGAGGTAGCTTGTGTTGTGTTAATACCTACACCATTAAATACACTCATTGTTCTAACATCACCAATAGTAAAGTTATATCCTGATGCTTCATAAGTTTGTGAACCACCTAAATAGTTTAATGTTTGAGGAGTAATTGAAAGTGAAGCTCCTTGTTTCAATACTATATTAGTATATCCAATATTAAGAATAGGCATTTTAGCTGTACCACGAGGTAATGTAGTAAGTTGATATTTCATTATTTGAGTTTCATCTGAGAATGCTTCTAATAATGGCATACCTTCAATAGCTTGACCGTAATAAGCAGAACCTGAAGGATTATTTGGGTTATAAAGTGTGTAATCAATTTCATCATCAGATAATGAAAATTGAGTAATACGGAATGTGCCGTCGTTTTTAGCTAATAGTTCTCTACCTTTTTTAGTTAAGATAGCATCAACTGTTATAATTTGGTTATTTAAATATCCCATTTTTTATATATAATTTATTATAAATATTATGTTAATAAGCCTTCTGCGGCAAGTTTTTGTATTATAGTTGTAAAATTGTCTTCTATTTCTTGAGAAGCATATTGAGGTTTAATAAAACCAGTTAATTGTTGACCTGTTGTACCTGTGGGTTTAGGCACGTTTAGTATTATTTGATTACCTGCATTTGGGTTTATTCTAAATACTGTAAAGTGATCTAGAATAGAACCTGATGGAACTGGTGGCATTATATCTATTTGAGCTAAACCTACACTTCCTATTGTATATGTACTAACATTGTATATTTTTGACATTTTAGTTTTATCATATTCAAAACGTATATAATCACCAGGAAGTAAATATGATGGAGAAAAGATGGTACTAAATCCTAATGATGATGTTGGATTAATTTGTGTATAATCACTTTGGGGATTAAGTATATTAGTTAATTTTACAGAAGTTATTAAAGATTGAGTAACATTAGATGATGTTGGGTAACTTAGAGCTACCCAGTATGGTGCTTCTACTTCTAAAGCATTAGAATAATTAGTAGTTGCTACAAAAGAAGTATTTAATGTGTTAGGAGAAGAACCAACTAATAACAAGGATGGTGAAAAGGGACTTAATGATTCTAACTTGTATCTTACTCTTATTCGTGATCCACTTTCAAATGTTTGAGGTAAAGTTTGTATGTAATTTAAATAACCTAAGTTAGATAAACCACCTTGCGCTCTATATATTTTACCTTCTTCTGTTGTTATAATACTTTGGAGTGGTGGAGTAGTTGAATTTGAAAAATTAGCTCCAGGTGAAGCAACTTCTATATCTAATGATTGAGATGTTACAAAATTATCAGTAGATTCTATTATTTGCATATATAGTACTTCACTAGCACTTAATCCACTAACTAACATACTAGCTTTAAAAACAACTTTAGTGCTATAATCATATGAGCTAGTTGAAAAAGTATAAGTGTATGTTGAGTTATTATAACTAGATGATGGATCAAATAATTCATATGGATAATCTACAGTTGTAAAAGTTGTAGCTGTTATAGTACTTGTATTAACTTTTTTAGCTGAGAATGAAAAGTCAGGAATAAAAGATGTTTGTAATGATGTTCCTCCTTGAGAAAAACTCATTGTTGTAATATAATCTCTTCTTCCAGAACCTGTTTCTGAAGTTAGAATAGTTTCTATTCTTCCTATATCAGTAACCGTTTTAGTTCCTAATAATGAATTAAATAATGTTGTTCCTTCTAGACTTGTAACATTTACTATTTTCCCAGCCTCAAAATTTTGTATTAAATTTAATACATCAATAGAATTAGGTTGTGGAGTAACCACATTACCTTGAGCATCAATTAAATATTTTACAAAATAAGCTGTTTGGTCTATAAGTTCAGGACCTGTTCCTCCTACACTACTAAAGTAAGCAAAATATGTTTGATTTTTTTCAGCAGCTGGTAGGGCACCATATCCACTTCCATCATTGGTAAGAGTATTAAAATCTCCTTGAATATTTGCACTATATAAATTTTCTGACATATTATATTGTTCTATATGAATTTGTTCTACTACCGTTATATCTCAAATTAGACCATGCTTTTGAATTATAATTTGAGTCTTGAACAAAAGCTCTATCTGCTGTTCCAGATATGATAAGACCAAAATTGACAGGAACCAAGGGATTTTGAGAATAATCTACATCCATCCATATATTAGAATATTGAGGCGTTTCTGCATTGTCTAATAATGGATTATAGTCATTGTAATCAAAATTAAGAGCATCTGGGTCAAATATTGATAATGATGATGAGCCATCAAATTGGGGAGTAACATTATATATACTCATACTAACAGTAGCACTAGCAGAATTACTAAAATTATAAGTATATACAGCTAAAGTTTCTGTTTCTGTTAATGATAAACTTCCAGTTAATGTTATATCAATACTACCATTACCTATAACTAATCCTAATAAATTATCAGGGTCAACTGGGTTTAATGTTGTATAAGATGTACCAGTTGAGTTTTTATAAATACTATGAGTTGTAGCAGCATTAGATACATTTGATATATTTACATTAACTTTAACTGGTATATTAGGAGTGTCTCCAAAAGTATATACACCTGTAGTAGCGTCAAAGTATCCTAGGTTATTTCCATTTGTAGTACTATAATTTCTTACTTTTATAAGATTACCAATAGTTGGAGGTTGAAGATTTGCTTTTGAACTAGTAACACTATAATTATTGATATTTCCTTTAGAAGACGTAGCCTCAGTAGTTGATATCCCATATAAGTAGAAATTAGCTTGTTCTTGAGTAGTTAAAATAGGATATAAAACTGATCCTCTATCAGGATATATTAGGGTAATAGTTTGTAACTGTTCTAAGTAATCAGATCTATCTAATCCTCCTGAATCGTATCTATTAACTTTAATATATTTGACACCTTCGTTAACTGTAAATCCGTAATCTGGCATAGTTGCTTATTTTAATTATCTTCCGCCTGTTGGGGCTCCAGGTGTAATTGATGGGTTAATTGTACTTCCGGTATCATACCATAAATATATTTCACCTTGATTTGGTGAAGTATTAATATTTAAAAAGCTTTCTAGTGGAGTTATATTACTTAGATATAATGTTGGGTCATAATATACTTCAAAAGTAGTAGGATATTTAAAATCATTAGCATCATTTAATTCTCCATTTGTTACAATATATTCTGTTCCTGGTAATTCTCCATTATAAAACTCATCTTGTGTTGAATGGATTATGGTAGACACCCCAGTTGATCCAGTATAATATTGAGGCCATGTCTGATTTGAGTAAGGGTTAATATATGTTAAACCAAATTGTGGGTAAAGTATATTAAGTGGGACATTTAAATTTTTAATCCAAAGTGAAAATCTTTCACCATATGAACAAGATATAGATGATGTGATATTAAAAGTTAGAGATCCTTCATTAGAAGAAACTAATGTACCCTGTTGTGATGATGATAAATAAACTGTAAATGTATTACCACCCCCAGAATTACTTCCAGATGCAAATAGTTGTATGTCACCGTAAAAATAGGTAATTATCTCACCACTATTTGGATCCCAATAAAAATTGTTATTTATTGGGTTATTAGTTGTTATACTTGCATTTGAAGATGAAATAACATAATAATTTAAGATATCAGATGATGTCACATAAAAATTAGAACCACTTATTATAAAAGGGTAATCTTGATTAGGTGAAAGTACATTATATTGGTTAAATGTTCCTCCAGTACTACCAGTTATAAAAGCAGTGTCAATAGAACCACTATATGTTAAATCTTCTCCATAATTATATGAACTACTTAATCCTAAACTTGATGAATAAGTAGTTGCATTTTGATATTGAGTATTATCAACTTGTGGTTGAGGATACTTATTTCTTTCTAATAGATGTTGTTTAATAACTACACCAGATGTAAGACTTGTTCTTGCGGGAACAAAATCTTTAATCATTTTAAATAATGAGTTATCAAAATATTTAATTAATCTTATATAATCAAATAAATTATATGTAGCAAAATATTTTTGAAAGAAATTATTACTTAAAGCATTTAAATCAGGATATGAAGTAGCAGATGAAGATACTTGTCTTGGATCACCAATGTACTCACCTATATTAAAATATCCTAATGAATCTATAATATCATCATTAATTTCATTTTGAGGTGAGAATGCTACTTCTAATAAATTAACATCAGGTGATTCACTATTTAATGATGGATAATTTTGTTCTAGGCTAGTATACTGTGATAATACACTTCCTGTAGGTAAACTAGAAGATACAATTTGTATTTTATCTGTTACTCTACCTCTTAAACCTATAATAGGAGAGTTTAAGAATCTAGTTTCTATATTAGGGGTAAAAGTAACATTAGTTAATGTTGCGTTATTAGAAGCTATAAATGAGCTTGTTGAAGCCCAAGATCCAGTAGCTCTAGGATGTACTGAGCCTGAGTTAGTATATAAGTCTCCTCCTAAAGGTAATCTAAATACTAAGTAATCATCATATAAAACTTCCCCAGAATAATCTATAGATTGGGGATTCATTACAAAATCTTTAAATGAATCTACACTTCCTGTTTTAATCCAATATCTTATTTCTTGTAGTGAACCTGTAAATCTATTGTATGTTGTTCCACCTAAACTAACAGATGAAGATAAAAATGTTGAAGTGGAGGTGAATGATTCAGTCCAAAAATTTACAGATGATGTGATTGAAGAAGAAGCTAAGTATCCTATTTGATTACCATCATATCCATCATAATATAATTTATTACCAGCATACAATGTATAAGTATTTTCAAATTTATTAATCATAATTGACCACCAATTATGATCAAAAAATGGTAAATACACACTAGCTGTATTTGTAATATTAGTTGTATCTGGGTAAAATGTTAAATAAGCATGTTGATAATATGGGTTTACAATTGAGCCACTATATGAACCTGTAGTTAAACCTGATCCACTATATTTAATAACTAATGAAGCTGAAGGGTAATTTGTTGGGTCAAGTAATGAGGATAAATTCCAAAGTTGATAATTTGACCCGGTATCAAAATCACTTGTTTTAAATCTAAATTGTACTGATGAGGCTTTGAATTGGTTAATACTAGCACTCCACACAGTATTTAAAAACCATGGGGTTGAGATTATAGCTGAGCTACTTGCAACAGCAGTGTAATTATACTGTTGATCAAAATAATCATAAGTAGAAGTATCTTTATCTCTACCTCCAAATTCACTGATTCTTAATATAGTATCAGGTACACCAAAACAATTTATTAAAGCACGTAAACCAGGTATAGTACCTTTAGTTTTAGCTAAATAAGGTAAGTTATGATAAATACGTTTATATACTTCTTTATTAATATCATCTAATGGCATCACAGATGCGTCATAAGAAGATGTAATATAACTATTAATATATTCTTGGCCTGAGTTAGCTGTTACAGGTAATGTAGGTGTAGTTAATGGGTTTCTAGCTCCATACCCTAAGAATGCTGAGTATAAATCGTTTGATGAAAAGTTATTTTGATATAGTTTAACACCGAATGATCTTAATGCTTCTGCTACTAAATCTTTAGAAATACCATAATCTAATCTATTATCAGCTTGATATAAATTAGTCACATCTTTATAATAAATCCAAATGTTATCATAGTTTTGAGCCACCATATCAATGAATAACTTATATGGGTCATTTTGTGGATCATCTCTAAGATACTCAGGAATTGTATAAAGTAAATAATCTGAGTTTTGGTCATCAAATATAGATGCGCTTCCTAAAATTCCTGATGGGTTATTTAGGTCATCATCTCCTAACCAAGTAATTACTTGGGCTGAGGTTGGACTGTATAGAGTATATGGAACTGTTGAGGTAGACTTAGGCCATGAATATGAACCTGTTCCATAATATAGATAATATTCATACCCATCAAAATTATCAATTATATTATTAATTTGATTTGTTAAAATACTAGTATTACTTGAGGTATCGTATCCTGAGAATGAAGAGTTAATAACATTTATTTCAGCTTGAGAAGAAGATATTTGAGTTACTTTATATTGAAAGTTTTTTATTCTTTGTACAGCTGAGGAGAAATGGATAAAATTTGAAAAATCAGTATAATTAACACTAATTTCTATCCCAGATGAAGACATTAAATTATTTAATTGGGAATATTGAGTAGATAATAATGAGCTAGTAATGAGATCATTATAATTAGTATAAGGTGTTGAATTATTTATTAAATCTTTAGTATCTAAATTAAGGTTAGGACCTTTTAAAGCAAAAGATACTAATGTTGGAGTTACAGGAGTAGGGGTAATTGATATATCAAATACTAATGAATCAGCTATTTTAGTTACTATCCATAATGGAACAGTAATACCGATGTTATTAGGAAGTGGATTATATAAATTAATTATTATATCAAAAGTAGTAGAATCAATAGCTATATTATTAGCTACAGTTAAAACATTATTTCCAAAATTTAAATAAAAATCTTCAAAATATAAAACATTATTAAATAATGATTCTTTAAAAGAATTTACTTGGGTTACTAAATCACTATTTGGATTTGTACTACGGATTACAACTTCAGTTCTATCTGGTGAGATAGATTTAATAAAAAATGATTGGTTATCATATGAAGAACCAAGTTCATTTTTATAAAAATTATAATATACATTATATTCACCATTGTCAAATCCTCTAGATCCTAAATCTAAATCAGGATTGATTATAATATCACTTACTGATGATGAAATTACTGTTCCATTTGTTGGGAATGAATAATCAGTATACTTATAATCTACTGTCTGGAATGAATTATTCGGTGTAGTTATAATATACTCTATATAATCTGTTGCCGGATCAAAAGAAGAAGTTATAATCTGTGATGAAATTAACGCTTCATCATTTGAAGAATAAGGTGTTGGAGAAGAAAGGTCAATTATATCTACAGCCATTTTTATATATTTTGTACACTAGAAGAAATTTGTAAGTTTAAGTTTTGTTGTTCAATTATTAATAATTGTTGTCTTAATACTGTAATTTCATCTAATAATAATTGTATATCTTCATTTGTATTAGAAGTATTTATATAGTCTCCACTTGTTTTTACTAAATAAGCATGAGAATTGGTATTCCCTTCAGCAGGAATATCATAAAATATCTTACTGTAATATTGAAAAAATTGTTCAACAGTTATTGTATCTTCTACAGGTATAGTAGGAGTGATTTGAGTAAAAGAAGTATCAATAACATTAAGATATTCTCTTCTATTATAAACTGTTTTATTTAAGGTATAATTAGCCATTTATTACTTTAAAAGTGTAATCATTATCAAATATTAAAACATTGTTATCTATAATAGTTTTAATTAAAATACTATAATATCTTTCAGGTTCTAGACCATTCATATATAATGTAAAATAACTTCCATTAGCATCCACGCTTAATTGAGTAAATTGATTATCAAAATCAACTACATATTCATTTGTGTATGTATCTTTAATAGCGTAATATGAGGCTGTAGGTAAATAATAATTTTGAGTATAATAAGAAGATGTTGAGAATATTCTAGTTGGGTACTCAGGTCTACTATTTACTCTAAATTTATTTATACTATCAGGATTAAATGTACCTGGGTTTTCATCTATAGCTATTGTAGCTGGTAGTGTGGTTAGTTCAGTTAATGAACCTGTGTTAAATGAGTAGTCTCTCCATTTTATTTCTAATTGTGGAGGATATATAGTATGGGTATCTCTTGAAAAATAATCTAAATTGATATTATATAAAAGATTATCTACAAATTCAACAGATTGTTTAATAAGAAATCCATTATTAGCTATAGACCCAGAGAACCAACTTCTAACAATAGGTGTAACATTTATGTTTATATCTTTATCATCATAGTATGAAAATGACTGCGTATAAGAGGCAGTATACCAGTTACCTCCACCACTCACGGAACCATATGATCCTGTTACTCCTGTTGGAAAACCCGCTGTTCTCCATGCTCCACTACCTGAAGATAATCTATCATACCAACTTACTCCATTAGTATATTCTGGGGAGTATGAGTATTTTCCTGTACCCATATTCCATGAACCTGTCACAGCATATACTTCTAAAGTAGTATCAAAATTTAACCCATTAGCTTCAGCTATGAATCCTCTTAGTGAAGCACTCCAAGTAGATCCACTTACTTTATTAGTAATAACATCCGCTATTTCTGTAGATGAAAATTGTATTAAAGTTCTAGCAGCTTGGGTATTACCACTATCTTGAGCGTCCTCAATACTTACAGATAATATTTCATTTAATCCTGTGTTTTTATTAGGATATCTAGAATATATTGTTGCGTCTTGGGAAGGGAATAATTTGTATACTGCCATTTGTTATAAATATAAAATATTAAAATGTTACAACCTTACCTTTAATATCAACATTAGGATATTTAACTTCAAATATCATTGGGTCTAATGATGGATAAACAACATTATTAACTGTCGCCCCAGTAACATCATATGAATAGTTAGAATAACCTAAAGCTGAGCCGTATTTGTTAACAATACTGATATTTTTAACTGTTTGGACTCCATTTACTTTATCTAAAAGCACATATAAATCTCGCAATATTATAGGTTCATTAATTTGCCATTTATCAATATTAAAATAATCTTGAAGTTTTACTATACAATCTGCTATTACTAAATTACTATTATAGTTAGGTAAAACAATTATTTCAAAATCTACACCTATATTAATTACAAATGCATCTTTAATTTTGATTGAATCATTTATCACTCTATATTGAGATATATATGTTGAAAGATTTTGTTTTAATGCTGGGGAGGATAGAATTAAATGTTTGTTGATATCATATGTTAATATGAATAAATTTAATATTGAAGGAGTTTCCCCAGGTAGTAAATTAGATATTTTTTCTGACTCAATGTATGCTTTAGCTACATTACCATAATTTGAAGGTAAAGATAATGCTCGTACTAAGTAATCATCTTGCGTAACTGTTCGTTGTTGGGTTGTAAATGAACCCATTGATTTTAAACGTAAATCATCATCTGTGTCACCAGCTCCACCACCATTAGAAGCTAATGGGTTGGTTACAGCTACACTATTAAATATAGCATTAGATAATATTGGGTCTAAGTTATTATTTTGGAATTTAAATAATTCTTTATTATTAATAACACTTAATGTACCAGCTCCAACATTAGATTGAATTCCTCCACCTACCAAATATCTAACAGTTAAAGTTGTTTGATAAGGAGCTATTCCGTAAGTATCTGTAAATAAGAAATTAGCTGGGGAGAATGCTGTGTTAAGTTTTGATTTTCTATAAGGTAATCCTAATCCTACATTATCAGAATTAGGTGTTACTTCTTCATCATTATTACTAGTATTAGTCCCAGCTCCAAATTGGATTTGTAGTGTAGTACTATCTAAAAATCTAGTAACAAATCTACGTTGAACTTTTTTAAGTTGAAGTAAATATGGTGCTTCTCCACTATCAGATGACAATGAAGGATTATTTATATTAGTATTTTTAATAGTGTCATAAATCATTTCTTGGGCTAGATATGGAACTTCATACCAAGTATTCCCATCACTATCAGTTATATCTAAAATTCCTATTATGTTAGAATTATTTATTTCCACTGTTGGAAATGATGTAGGTGTTGTGAATGAAAATGTTTCTGTTTTTATTTCAGATGATATTGCTTTTCTAGTTTTTTTTAAAAGATAATAATTAGCATCATATACTGTAACTTCAGTAGGATCTGATGAGCTAGAGAAAGCAAAATCAATTGTATCTTGTATTAAAAATTTAGCAGCAGATTGTAGTGGTGATTGGATTGATAAATTCTCAGCTACATAAAATGCATATGAATAATCTGGGAGGTCTCCTACTAATGGTATTTTTTGATATATATCTATATCTACTGTTGAAACTGATGTTACTTTAGGTGTGTAACCTAACATATATGCTAAAGCATATAAATTATCAGATTGTCTAGCATATTGAATAAAATTTTCTTGAATTTGATTATCAAGATAAAAAGACATTATATCCCCAACATAAGCGGACATTTCCATAAACATCATTCCTGGAGAGGAAGGGCTAAAATCAGTATATGATGTTGGAAAATAAGTTTTAGCATAATCAATAAGAGAATTTCTAAATTGATTAAAATCTTTATTTAAATATGTGATATTTCTAATTTCAGCCATTATAATGTTATATTAAGAGTATTTGGGTTGCCCCCTAGTATTGAATAATTTATAGTTATAAAAATTGAATTAGTATCATATTGAGGTATAACTAAGATTTCATTTACTAAAACTGATGGGAAGTTTGTTTTTAATTCTTCTTTTAGTAAACTAGATATATTATCTGTTGTGGTTGGTGATAATGATTCAAATAACTGTTGTCTTATATCAGTACCAAAATTAGGGTTAAGAACTCTTTCTCCTTTAGATGTTAATATAAAATTTATTATATTTGATTTGATTTGATCAGATGTAGTATAAGTTTGAGTAAAGACTTGAGGTTGATTAAAAGGAATAGAAACTCCTATAGCAACTCTTTGTCCTACATCAAGTGGATTTATATTTGGTACTCTATAAGCCATTATTTAGCGTTCATTATTCCCATTATTTGATCTAAACTTACTTCACCTCCAGGTAAACTTGATCCTTCACTCATAGTATTAGCTGATGGTGGTGGGGTGTAAGATGGTTGAGCATGTGATGAGTTAGCAGTAATTACCGCGTCAAATTCACCTCCAATCATACTTCTTAAATTACGTTTAAGATCATGATTTACAGTAGTATGGTTTGGTTGAAGATTAACTGTTGAAGGTGAAACAGGAACATAGGTTTCCTGTACTACTGTTTTTGGTGATTTAACTGCTTCAAGTAGAATGTCTTTTAATTCTTCTTGAATTGCTTCACGTACTGCTTCTTTAATTAATTTTTTTAGTCCGTCGATTTTCATATGTTTATAAATATTTGATTATTCAGCTGTTATGCTAGGATTTGAATCTATTATGAATTTTAATTGATCTATCAATACAGTTGGATCTGAGGCGAATGAAGAGTCTGTTCTTAGTACATCTACTCCTTGTTTATTAGTAGCAACAGCATAACGTCTAATATATTGACTTTCATTTGTTTGGTCTATTTTAACTGATAAAGTAAATT